TTTGGTATTTCAACTTCTAGTGGTAAATCAATATACTCCTCACTTGTCGTTGTGGTATGTTGTTCATCAGGTGTGTTTGATGTAAGATTTTTTTTCATTTGCTTCTTTGAAATTTTAGGACCACCGATTGGATCACCGTATTCATCTCTTTTCATCTCTTCACTCATTTTCTTTTTTGGTTTATCAGTTGAGACATAGGTTGGTTTTGCAGCACCAGTTTTTGCTTGTTGACCAGGATCTGCTTTCTTTTTTCTACGAGCAGCAGAGAGTCTTTCTGCTTTTGTCATACTTGCTCTCTTTGCTGATGATACACATTTAGGTGTACCCTCACCAGGTTTGTCACTAGCACAAGTTCCTCCAGTAACGACATTAACCCAACCAGGCTTGCCATCTTTGGACTTTGAACCTTTGAACCACTTATGAAGTGAACCCTCTTTTACTGATTGTTGAAATGCTTTCTTTACTTCAGATACACCAACAACATCAATTACTTCTGCAAAGGTTTCTCCTTTTGAATCTTCAATAGTAACAGAATCACTCATTAGAACTAGAATTCTCCTTATTATTTAGTATTCCTTGTTTTAACATCTTTGATAACTCAGATGTAGATCCTACAAAGAGTGCGTTGTTTGTAACGTTATTAGTTGTTTGTTTTTTATCTTCTTCCACTTCCTTAACTTTCTTTTGAAGATCCATTAATTTATCAGTGGTATCTGCAACTGACTTAATAATTTGTCCTGCAACTTCATACGCTCTCGCACTACCACCTTCACCCGCAACTTCTAAGACACCATTAAGTGCTTCCTGACCTTTTTCAACTAACGAATATAAATTTGCACGAGTATAATCATAGTCTTTCTTGACATCATCCTTAGTAGATTCCACCTTTTGTGGTTTACTAGTTGGAGTGACATCAATTGCACTACTTGTGTTTAACGCTTTATCAATAGAATCATAGTTAGTCATGGTATTCATTAGATATCTTTCTGTTGTGTTGGACTATATGTTTTAGAATCATTGAATACTTCAATAACACCATTAAATCCAAAGTCATCATCAGGTTCAACAAGTAAATCGTCAGCAGCAGTTAATACGTCAATTGATGATGGTGCAACGTGAGTTGTTGCAACACTTTGGTATCCTCTGAATACTGTAATTGTATTCGCATCAACGATTTCTTTAATCTTCATGATTTCTTTATCTATAATAATTCTCATACCAACTGATAAAGCAGCAGTTGAAGTGATATCAAATCTTGTCTTAGTTTTACTTAAATCTGTCTTTAATTCTGCTGTATTATCATTATCATAATCTTGAAGTGCCTGTGGAGTTGCAGTATACCTCAACTCTCTTCTTGCATTCTCAGTATCAACAGAAGCATGATAATCAACCTGAACTTTCTTGATAAGACCTTCACTAGAATCAGATACAGGACCGAAGAGATATGTCTTAGCAGTAAAGTTTAAAGTGTATATTAATGCTCTCCTTGTTGCAAAATCTCCTTCATAATCATCTTGAAACGAAATATTATCCAAGACTATAGGTACATCTCTTTTTTCTCCAATTACATCTACTAAATCAATAGTTACATTAAAAGATGGTTGAAAGTATGGTAATATCTGTTCTACTATCTGTAATGCATCATCATTTAATTTTACAAGAATATTTAATTCAAATCCAATATTGTATGGAACTGGCATGAAAACCTTTTTCATTTTTCCACCATCGTCAGTATCTGCTGCTTTAAATGTTTGAGTTATACCTGCCTTTCTTGTTGCATCATAAGAAATATTATTAATTTCAAAAGACATTCTAGGTAATGTAATTTGAGTTGCTTTATTTAATTCTGCTTGTTGTGTTATTCTTGCTAAAAACTTTTGTCTAGGACCATATGCAACGGGAACTTTCATTTCTGAAATTACATTCCCTGCACCATCATCATGACGCACATGAATATCATTAAACAATGTGCCAAATGCAATAACTGTTTTTCTTACAATTTGATGATAAAAATAATTACCTAACATTAGAAACTACCAAAGGGATTTGATTCTGTAAAGTCAATGAGTAAGTCTGCCTCTGACTCAAATATGTCTCCTTCATTATATTTATCGTTACTATTTTCATCATCAAATACAGAAACACTGAATAATGCACCAGATTCAAGTCCTTTTATGTCTTCGCCAGCAAAGAATCCTGTTGTAGTTGTTCCGATTCCAACATTACCAACTTTAAGAATTCCAGTATCTTTATCCCAATTTTTGACTCTTGCCTGTGTTCCTGAACGCATACCCTGAACAACTTCATTAAAATGATATGTTCCAATACCACTAATTGTTTCAGGATCATCTATTGTGATTGTAGGAGCACTTGTGTATGCTGCACCAGGATTAGTTATGAATATTTCCTTAACTTCATTAAATCCAGTTGAATTATCAACACCAATTGAAGCAAGTCCAACTGCACGATCACTTGCAACACCTGCGTTTGGAACAGGAATATTAACCACTGGGACAGTACCAAATCCAACTCCACCATCTAATATACTAAATCTAACAATACCATTTGATGAAGTATTAATTGAACAAGTTGCTGCTGCACCAGTTCCTCCTCCACCTGTAATAGTAATGGTAGGTGCTACTGTATACCCAAATCCAGCATTTGTAAGTAATATCTTTTCAACCGACTTCATACCTGCTCTCTCAGTTGTAAATGCGACTGCCTTTGCATCTGATAAGTTCAAAGAACTTGGTGAAGTTGAAATAGAGACTGTCGGAGCACTGGTATAATTAAATCCATCATTATTCAAGAATATTTCACGAATGTATCCAGTTCCAACAAATGCTGTTGCAGTTGCAGTTCTACCAACTCCCACTAATTGAAGTTCTGCTATGTAACCGTCATCTTCAACTTGTGTGTCAATTATATCAATAGAAGTGTCAATAATTTCATCCTCATATTCAAAGAGTTCACATTTGAGTTTATAAACATAATTACTACCTAATTGGTAAAAAGGTTCCTCGTGCTCTACAAATTTAATTTCAAATAATCTTTGACCTAATGGAAAAAATACTAAATCACCTTCACGAGGTCGAGATGATAGTTCAATATCTTCATCTGCATCCATAAAAGGAGCAATAAATTCTTCAAATCTTTCTTTTGAAATGGTTAGAGTTACCTCATCTCTTAAACTCATACCAAATTTTGTTAATACATCTCCTGCACCTGCATATCCATCATAATTTTCCACATATGCTTCAATCAAAAAGTTATCATCAAACTTCGATGCTTGAACTTCTTCTATAATTGACGCTTGATTTACAAATTTTCTTGGAATGAATGTAACTTCTACACCATATATTTTTAGATGTTCATTAATTAGACTTTGAACTAATCTTTGCTCACCTCTAGAACCCTGTAAAAAATGTGGATTTAATGCCATTATTCATCACCCAATGAAGTCAAGAGGAGGAGTCTCATAGTCTTGCATCATCCTTGACCTGAGTTCCTCTATCTCTCTGACTCCATCATCATAGATCTCCCTTCCGTTTAATTCAATACCGCCTGGTAATTTAGTACCTCTAAATTTGATCAAGTTCATACCCCATTGTTTTTTCATTAATGCAACGAAATATCTTTTTACAAATGGGTCATTATAAACTTGATTATACTCCTCTGGATCAAGAGCACGGAAACAATCAATTACTATAAAATCATCTAGTTGTTGTGCTCCCCAATCAATATCTAAGTATAATCTGTCTTGTCTTTGGTTAAATCTTACCTGTTTTTCAGTTGTCAATAAAAAATCAATATCTTCAAGATATGATTTAGTCATTGCATATTGTAATAAATTGACAGAGTTAAAGTAATACAAATCATTCAAAAATAATTGGTATTTAATACTAAACATTCCACCTGAAATGGAACTACTATCAAATTTAAAAACTTTATTGATACCAATTACGTGATCTGGAACTGCTATAAAATTAGAAGTTTCATAAAAATTGCTTGAAACTGTTCCTGCGGTATTAGTTGAAATACCAGTTGAAGTAACAATTCCAACACCATCTGTTCCTTTTGCTGTGCCTCTATCAATATCTTCCTGTGTTATCTTGTACTTAAGGTACATTCTTTCAATACCATTATAATGACGCTCATTATACATCTGAATAGTATCATCTAATGCGTCATGTATTTGGTCAGTATCAAGGTTTATTTCCAAAACGGGATAACCCAGTTTACGCAAACCGAAATTTATAAGTTGTCCTCTACTGTTTGGTGTCGCCATCGCTATCCGTGTAATTTGCGAGTTGCTCTAAAAGATCATTTCTTTCTTTTTCAAAATCATTTTTTAGAGTTTGGAGTTTTGCCTCCAAAAGAACGTTTTGGTTTAATGCTGCTGCTAATCTTGTATTATATAAATTCACTAACACATTA